GTTGTTAACTCAGACAACAAGGCAATCCCGCCCCAAGGCACGACCATTGACATGGCGCAGATCCGCGAGAACTTGAGCGATCAGATCAGCAAGGTTGAGAAGGAAAGCGCCTTGGCCCGCGCCGCCATGACGTTGGACCGTGAGCGTTCCATGTCCGCCATTGAGAAAAGCCGCATGGACATGGTGGCGGATGCCGCTGCTGCCCGCGCCGCCATCCGGTTTGACACAGCACAACTGATCGCCGCGCTGGATAAGCGTGTCACTCTTTTAGAGAAGGGAAAATAACCATGCACATGAGCCAAGGCGGTCTTGACGCTCTTCTCAAGAAATTTGAAGGCTGCAAACTGAAGGCATATCGTTGCCCCGCAAATGTATGCACAATCGGATTCGGCCATACTACTGCTGCTGGCCTTCCCGAAGTCATAGACGGTATGACCATCACGCAGAAACAAGCGGACGAGATCCTGAAGCGCGATCTCGTCAAGTATGAAGCCGCTGTAGAAAGTCTGGTCAAGGTTGAACTGACCCAGAACCAGTTCGATGTTCTTACGGACTTCGCCTACAACGCGGGCGTCGGCAACCTCAAATCGTCCACGATGCTCAAGAAGGTCAACGCTGGCGATCTCGATGCGGTGCCCGCCGAGTTGATGAAATGGACCAAGGGCGGCGGCAAGGTGTTGCCGGGGTTGGTGCGCCGTCGTCAAGCGGCGGGTGCATGGTGGACCGCACAGGATCACGCGCATGATGAGCAAGAGGACCGTACAGAACCTGATGCTCCTCCGCAAAGAACTATGGCAGACAGCAAGCAAGGTAACGCGGCGATACTCACGGCAGGCCTCGGAGGCTTGGGTATTGCGAAGGAGGTCGCTGCGCAGGCAAAAGATGCGTCTGACGTGGCGGATCAGTTCATGGGCCTTCTCGGCAACACAAACTTCGTCATCATGGTGGCGATCATTGGCCTTGCCGCCGGGATCTGGTTCTGGCGCAAGAAGAACATGGACGAACACGGTGTTTAGCCTGCTCTTCACGCCGCTAGGGCGTTACGCCATCGCGGGCGTCGTTATCTTGATGACGCTGACCGGCATCTACTACAAGATCCGCAGGGACGCAGTGGCAGAGATCGAGGCCGCTGCGCTTGCAGATGTACTGCGGAGGACTCAAAATGCGGTTCGTGCTGGCGATGCTGTTGATGTCTCCCCTGATGGGCTGCTCAAGTCTGACGGCCACAAGCGCGACTAATGGCGCGGTATGTGATGTCTGGCGAGATGTTTCTTGGTCTTCCAAGGATACGACGCCTACGATCATTGAGGTGAAGCAGAACAATGCGCGCAGGGAGGGCTGGTGCGCTAAGTCTAAATAGATGCTATAGTATCTAGGAAACGGAGCCCCTTCGATGACGGCTGGCCTTAGCTATAACGGAACCGTATCTGGTACGACCAGCTACGTTACCCAAATCGCGACGATGGCGGTTGTGGCGGAATCGGACCCCGCTTTTCAGCTTATCCTCCCGCAGATGATCACATATGCCGAAAATCGCATGTACCGCGACATCGACTTTATGTTTACCTCAACCTCATTGCATGGGGTGAGCTTCGTCCTTACCCCCGGCAATAGAAACCTGTCGTTCAACATAAACTTGTCTTCAAACACGGCTTCATCTGAAGGCACGTTTGTAGTAAGCGAGCAGATCAATTTGCTCACCGATGCTAGCGGGAACGCTTCGGCTACGACTGACCCTGATGCCTGCGTTCGAAACCCGCTTCTGCCTACGACGAAAGAGTTCCTCGACGCCGTCTATGGATCTTCCCTGACAGCGAACCGTGGAAAGCCGCAATATTTTGTGCCTTTCAATGAAACGCTGTTCTTCGTCGGCCCGGTGCCCGATCAAGCCTACCCGGTCGAGGTCGTTGGCACCTACCGGCCAAACAGCTTGTCGGCAACGAATCTAAGCACTTTCATTAGCTTGTATTTGCCTGATCTGTTCATCATGGCATCGATGATCTATATATCCGCATATCAGCGGAATTTCGGTCGCGCCAATGATGATCCGCAGATGGCGATCACCTACGAGAGTCAGTATCAGGTGCTACTGAAAAGCGCTGCTCTTGAAGAGGCGCGCAAAAAGTTTGAGACTGCTGGGTGGTCGTCTCAGGCCCCAGCCACGTTTGCTACTCCGACAAGGGGTTAAACATGCCCCATCAATCATTGAAGCTTCTGCCGGGCGTTGACCAGAACAAGACGCCTGCGCTCAACGAAGCGGCTCTTTCGACGACCCAGCTTGTGCGATTCATCCCGGATCGAACACTGGGTGGCCTTGTTCAAAAACTGGGTGGATGGTCAAAATTTTACGCCAACACTGTCAGTTCTACCGTTCGTGCGTTGTGGGCATGGGAAGACACCAATGCCAATTCCTATCTCGGCGTTGGCGCTGATGGCGTAACTGCGGGCGGCGGCGGAACGCTTCAAGTGATCGTCTCGGGCGGTGCAAGTGACATCACCCCACAGAAAACAACGGTCAACCCTTCCGTTCAAGTTAGCACCACGCTCGGTTTGAACTCTGTGGTCATCACGGACACCGGGCGCAATATCTCCAGCTATGATGTTGTCGATATCCAGACGCAGATCAGTGTCGGTGGCCTTGTCCTGTTCGGGCAATATCAATGCTACAACCCCGGCGGCAGCGCAAACACCTATACTATTTACGCCCTCAATGCGTTGGGTGCCCCTGCCCTTGCTACGTCAACAGTTGCCCTTGGCGGCGCAGTTCCTTCTTTTGCAACAACGTCTGGGACAAGCTCGGTCTCTGTGACCTTGGCAAATCACGGGTATCTTGCAGGCGACACGTTCCCCGTGTTGATTGCTACATCTGTCGGCGGGATCACGCTCTACGGAAATTTCATCGTCAATAGCGTCACCTCATCCAGCGTTTTTGTCATCGCGGGACGAAACAACGCGACATCGACGACAACCGCATCGTTGAACAGCGGCAATGCCCACTATGTCTATTACAAGGGCACAGGAACGCTTCCGCCGGGCCAAGGGTATGGCATCGGTGGCTATGGTCTGGGTGGATACGGAACCGGTGTAGCGCCCGTCCTAGCTCCGGGGACACCCATCAATGCAATCGATTGGACGTTGGACAACTGGGGGGAGATCTTTATCACCTGTCCCCTAAACGGCCCCATCTATCAATGGTCTCCCACAAGCGGGCAGCCAATTGCTGGCGTGATTCCGGAAGCTCCAACCATCAATGACGGGATGTTTGTCGCCATGCCTCAGCGCCAGATTGTGGCGTGGGGCTCCACCTATAACGGGATCAAAGATCCGCTGTTAATCCGTTGGTGCGATGTTAACGATTACGCTCAATGGACGGCTTTGGTCACGAACCAAGCTGGGTCATACCGCATACCTAAAGGTTCAAGAATTGTTGAATGCATCCAAGGTCCGCAACAGGGCCTCGTTTGGACAGATCTTGGCATATGGGCGATGCAGTATGTCGGGCAGCCCTATGTCTATCAGTTCAACGAGATCGGCACCGGCTGCGGATTGATCGGTCGCAAGGCTGCTGGCTCGGTGAACGGGGTTGTCTACTGGATGGGTCCAAGCCAGTTTTTCAAACTATCTGGAAATGGCGTCGAGCCCATTCGCTGCCCTGTTTGGGATGTTATTTTCCAAGATTTGGACACGGACAATCTAGATCGCATCAGGATCGCCCCGAACTCTCGTTTTGGTGAGATCTCTTGGTATTACCCCACCAAGAGCAATGGCGGCGAAAATGATGCATATGTGAAATACAACTACGTTTTGGACCAGTGGGATTTTGGTGCTAACTCGGCCTCCAATCCCTATGTGTCTCGAACAGCTTGGATCAATGAATCGGTGCTTGGGCCTCCCATAGGTGCGGCCCTAAACCGATACATCTATCAGCATGAAACCTCGACAGATGCTGATGGCGTTGCGATGGATTCATATTTCCAAACCGGATATTTTGTCCTCAGCGATGCGGATGTCCTCATGTTCATCGATCAGGTATGGCCTGACATGAAATGGGGCTATTACAACGGGACGCAGTCAGCGAATATCCTCTTGACGTTCTATGTGACGCCATACCCCGGTCAAGCGGCTACTGCCTATGGACCCTATACGCTGACGCAAGCTAGTACCTACATCACCCCTCGCTTCCGTGGCCGTCTTGTGTCGATCAAGATCGAGAGCAATGACATTGGTTCTTGGTGGCGGTTGGGGAATTTCCGCTATCGTCTGCAACCTGATGGGCGCTTCTAATGGCTGGTCTTGATGATATCCTCACTACGCAGAAAAACGGCGTTGTAGCGCTCAACAACTTATCCCAAAGCACCTTGCGGGGGCTTGGTACGCAAACATCCGCTACGGTCACTTCTTCCACTCTTGTGGTCAATGGTCCGGGGTATTTGGTGAATTATTCCGTTTTGGTTGCCGGTAGCAGTGCCGGGACAATCAACAACGCAGTTTCTACGGCAACCGCCGCCGCTGGGAATGCCTTATGCGTTGTTCCTGCAACAGTTGGCGTAGTGAAGACTGGACAGTTATTCACAAGCGGCTTGGTGATTGTCCCCGGTACGGGGCAATCCATCAATGTCACATATTCTCCGGGGTAAACCATGCCGTTGAAAAAAGGTTCCTCCTTTTCTGTTGTAAGTTCTAACATCAGCGAACTTGTGCGTAGTGGGCACCCGCAAAAGCAAGCGATTGCTATTGCTCTTAAGGAATCGCGGAAACGTCGCGCTACCGGCGGACCATCCTTCTTTGGTTCTCCTATGACCGAGAAGATCCATGTGGGGCCGATCCATAGCCCCGTGGCCGGGCGCACCGATCATCTCCCGATGCATGTGCCATCTGGCGCATACGTTATCCCTGCTGATATCATTTCTGCGATGGGCGAGGGAAACACGATGGCCGGGTTCAAGGTTGCGAATACGATCTTCACACAAGTTCCCGGCTTGTCTGGTATGCCGGGCGTCGATGCGCAGCTTGGAATGCCGGGCAAGGCAGAGGGCGGGTCAATTGGCCCACCCGTTCCCATTGTTGCGGCGGGCGGGGAATATGTGGTTCATCCTGACGATGTTAGCCGGATCGGGGGCGGCAACATGGATCGGGGTCACAAAGAGCTAGATACCTTTGTGAAGAAGATGCGGGCCAAGACGGTCCAGACTCTTCGTAAGCTACCACCTCCGAAGGTCGATTAAGGGGGACTGAATGCTTGAATCTTTGGGCGTTAGGATTGGAACACCGGCTGATATCCATCCCATGATGGATCTCGCTTTGAAGGCTTGCGATGAGAATGGGTTCGTAGACCCAAACCCGCAGAAGCTTCTCGCCGAGATCTGGCCTGCTCTGAATCTGGTAGATGGCGTTGTTGGCATCATTCAGGATGACGGCAATGGTTTGGAAGGCGCGATCCTTCTCAGGATAGGCTCGATGTGGTATTCAGACACACCTGTGCTGGAGGAGAAAGCCATATTTATCCACCCAGACTACCGCAGTGCAAAAGGGGGTAGGGCTCGCCGCCTTTGCGAGTTCTCCAAGAAGGCTGCCGATGAACTGGAAATCCCATTGATCATCGGGGTGCTATCTAACCATCGGACAGAAGCAAAGGTCCGGCTGTACGAACGCCAATTTGGGAAACCTACTGGCGCATTTTTCCTATATAATGGCCGAACTGGCGCATATCGAACTGCTGCGGAGTAATCACAATGGGCGGCGGAAAATCCCAAACATCGACACAACAGGTTACGATTCCGCCAGAGGTCATGGCTCGGTATAATGCCGTCAATGCCCGCGCCGAGTCCACCGCTGCCACACCCTTTCAGAACTACGGTGGAGAATTTGTAGCGCCCCTGACCGATCCCCAGAAGGCTGGTATCCAACAAACCGGTCAAGCGTCTCAGCTTGCTCAGCCTTTCTATGGCGCGGGCGCTGGCCTGACGCTGAATGCCGCGCAAGGCGTAGGGCCTCTGACGCAGGGGCAGATCGGCTATTACCAGAACCCCTATACGCAGGCGGTTGTCGATCCTACCGTGCGCGCTATGCAGCAACAGCAGGGGCAGCAACTGTCCCAGCAACAGACTGAAGCCATCAAGGGCGGCGCTTTCGGCGGCGAGCGGGCTGGTATCCAGCGCGCCCAGCTTATGGGCCAGCAGGGCCTCGCACAGGCTCAGGCTATCGCTCCCTTGTATCAGCAGGGGTATGGGCAGGCTGTGCAGACGGCTCAGGGCCAGCAGGGCGTTATCGCCTCGGATCTCGCTCGCCAGATGCAGGCCGGTCAGCAGCTTGCTGGATTGGGCACAGGGGCGCAGGCTGCGGCTCTACAGGGTGCGCAGGCCAATATCGGCGCTGGAACGCTCCAGCAACAGACGCAGCAGGCGCAGGACACTGCTCAGTATCAGCAGTTTCTGCAAGAGCGCGGCTATCCGTTCCAAGTCGCGCAGTTCCTTGCGAACATCGCAATGGGTACTGGCGCTTTGTCAGGTTCGACGACGACAGGCACACAGCCCAGCAGCATGTTTTCGGACAAGCGTTTAAAGCATGACACCCACAAAATTGGCGAGACCAATGACGGTCAGCCGATCTACAGCTTCAAATACAAGGGCGACAACCAAACCCAGCTTGGCCTCATGGCGCAGGATGTGGAGAAGAGCCACCCCGAAGCTGTTGGTGAATCGCACGGCTACAAGACCGTCGATTACGAGAAGGCTACCAAGGGCTCTAGGAAGGCCTACGGAGGGGGTCTGGACCCCAACTCTATGGGTGGAGCCGTCATGGAGCCGGGGGCCTTCAGCAGGGGCGGCTACGCGCTAGACGGCGCTGTCGTTGACGCCACCGATATGAAGGCCCTGCTTGCTCAGCAGGCTAAATCTTTTGGCCCTTTTGCTCAACAGGGGCTATACGGCGGCTCCGCTCAAGGTATGCCTATGGGCGGCGCAGGGATTGTCCCGCAGCAAGCTCTGCATGTGCCAACCCCGATCAAGCCCGGCACTCTCCCGAAGCCCGCCGATTCAGGCGCGTCTCAGGTTTACTCAGGCTATCAGCAGCTTAACAAGATCGCTGATGACATGACCGGCAAGGGCCTCACCCGTCGCGGTGGAGAGTGGGCCTTTGGTAAAGATGCTGTTGGTGCAACATACGATAAAGCCGGAAAAGAAATCACGGCGGCACAACCAGCTACTGGTGGGTTTTTTGGCGGTAAAAATCCAACTGTTAGCGAAGCGGATTCCGGCACTGCTAGGCGTGAAACTGCGGATCAGCTTGCCGCTCGTACAGGTTCAGGCGTAACCCCGCCGGTAGATGTTACCCCCCCGGTAGATGTTGCGCCCGGCCTCTTCGCCAAGGGCGGCGGCATCATGCCCCGGCATCATTATGCTGGCGGCGGTGACATCATCCCCGGCAAAACAGAGAGTGAAGACCAGCTTGGTGGCGTCCTAGAGGCTCAGGAAAACGAGAAACATGAACTGATGAAGCCTGCCGATATGGGCAAGCCCGGCGGCGGTGGTGGCAGTGGCATTGGGAAGAGCTTGGGCAGCATGGCTGGCGGCATAGCCGGTTCATTCTTTGGGCCTCTTGGAACGATGGTAGGCAGCGGCCTCGGCGGGATGCTTGGCGGTGCGATGCGCGATGGCGGCGTTGTCCCTCGCGAGCATTTTAAAGAGGGCGGCGATGCTGAAGCCCCCGTGCGCCAATACTTTAACTATCTCACACAAGAAAAAGGTTATGACCCACATGTTGCAGCAGGCATCCTTGGCAATGCCTATCATGAGAGCAGTGGGCTTCAGCCAAACATTGTCGGTGATAAAGGAAAATCTATCGGCCTATTTCAGTTCCATGAAAAAGGTGAGCAGCCCGCTTTCCGCCAATGGGCAGGAGAAAATCAGAGAAATGTATCTGATCCATACGCTCAGCTAGATTTTGTCCATAATCGACTTCAGGGGCCATATGCTGGCACCTTGGAACAGATGCGCGCTGCCCAAAATCCGGCTGCCGCTGCCGAATCCTTCATGCATGGCTATGAGCGCCCCAAAGCAGGGCCTACGGCTGCTTTGGGCATGCGTCAGGCTTATGCGAATGCAATTGCTAGTGGCGATAAGCTGCCGACTTTCCGTGCGTACACGGGAAGTGAAGGTGGTTTGGGAAATGCCGCTGGTTCGCAAGCTATTACGGATGCGATGGCTGGCCGTCCTACTGCGGAAACCGGGAAAGCCAAAGAGCCCGGATTCTTCGATGGCATTGGCATGAACAAGCAGACCATTGTTCCGCTGCTTGAGGGCCTTGCTGGTATGGCTGGGTCGAAGAGCCGTTATCTTGGGTCCGCGATCCTTGAGGGTCTCGGTGCGGGTGCTAAATCTTATGGAGAAGTTCAAGCGCAGCAAGCAGGCCTCGAAAGCAGCAAAGCTGGTACGGAAGAGAAGCAAGCGCAAACGCAAGCTGTTCTTGCTAATATCGCCAAGAGTGCCGGAATTTATAGCCCCACCGGCCAGCTTACGGGATATCGCGTTTACATTAATGGACGCCTATCAACCGTCCCCGTTGCTGAATTTCGTCGGGCGTTTCTTGCGGGTACTCCATACGAAACTGCTCCGAATGTTGGTGAGAAGGGTGGCGTTAATGCGCCTGCTCCTGCTGGCCGCGAAGACGGAACAGGGAAGCTCGTCACAAGCACGATTCCGCCATCCGATAACAAGGTTGAAGCTATCCAGCCCGGCGTGAACTATGACACGCAGGCGCGCGCTAGCGCTCTCAATGATGCGAATTCTATCAACATCACACCAGAAGAGAGCCAAAAGGTAAAAGCGAATATTGGGGCTGCTGCGGCAGCGGCTTCGGCTAACAATAGCACCATGAACTCGCTCACCAAAAACACAGCGGATCTTATTTCTACGCCCGGAACAGGGGCTGGTTTTGGATCTGACTATCGTCAAAAAGTTCTCTCGACTGCTAACTTTATCTATAAAGCGGCGACGGGAAATGATTTGCCTGAAGGGTACGATGGTTCAAATCAAGAGATAAACAAAAAAATTCAATCGTTTCTTGCAGGTTTGCAAACAAGCTCTGTAAATCAAAACAATGCTACTGCATTCGTTGGTGCAATGAGCGGCACTCCTAGTGCTAATTTGACGCCGAGGGCTCTTGCTTCGATCACTTCAATGGTTGTGATGAACAATGCTCGAAACCAAGAATTACAGCCGTTTGCTAACCAATTTTCAAATGATGCAGATGGGAGGCTGTCTGCTAACATTTACACCGAGTATGACCGGCTTCATGGAAAGCAGTTGCAAAATGAGCAACACAATTTGGAGAACATTTATGTCAAATATCCACGGTTTGTTCAGAAAATGGCAAGTGGGGAAATCCCATATGATGTCGGTCAAGATGTGATAAAAAAAATCTACCCCAAAACGCCAGATCTAATTCGGCATTTAACGAGAAGGTGATCTATGGCTGAACAAGACGATCCCTTGGCTGGCACTGAGTTCGCGGGCGGGAACTTTCCGGGTGCAGCTAAACCTGCGCCTGCGCAAGTCGGCGACGGCGATGACCCATTGGCCGGGACAGAATTTGCCAGACCCACATCTGGCAATGTTCCAAAGGTTGCAGGGGCTCCTGCTACAACTCCGGCTGCAACTCCTGTTGGCGCTCCTGTTGTGGCAGCAGGGAAGCCTGAGTTTTTGAAAACAAACCGCCCTGAACCTGAAGAGACATCCTTCAGCGATGTTATATCGGCATGGCCCAAAACCGTTGGCCCAAGCGCAAAAGCGTTTGGGGAATCCTTGATTGAGCCCTTCACCCACCCGAAAGAAACCGCACAAGCTATTGGTCAGCTTGGAACAGGTATCTATTCTAAAGCTCGCGGCGCGCTTGGATACGACCAGAATGCCGAAGACAAAGTTAAGGATGAGGCCGCCCTTGATCAAATGGGAAGATATTTTCAAGAGCGTTACGGCAGCAAGGAAGCTGCCATGCGTACTATGAAAGAAGATCCTGTTGCATTCTTTGCGGATATATCGGTTCCCTTCACTGGCGGTGGAAGCCTTGCTGCTCGCCTTCCCGGCGCTGTGGGCACGATAGGCAAGGCTGCAACAACAGTGGGCCGCGCCATCGATCCTTTGTCTGTGGCGATGAAGGCTCCGCAGGTAGCGACTAAAGCTATCTCTTCGGCCATCAATGTTCCTGCCGCTCTGCAATCCGGTTCTGCGTTCAAGTCTTTGCAGGCGGCTCATGAGGCTGGCGTTACCAAGAATCCTACTTTCTTGGAACACTACTCGGGGCAAGCAAGCGCGCCCGAGCTAATCGAGAAGGTCAAATCCGGCGTTCAAAAAGTAGCCGATGAGCGGAGCGCAAATTATCTTGCGGGCATGGACCCTTTGAAAGCAAGAACAGGCCTCGACTACACACCTATTAACGATGTGATTCAAAACGCTCGCGGGTCTACAAGTCAGGGTATCGGTGCTTTCCACGGGACGACGATCAATGCGCAAGCACAAGATGTTCTTAGCAAAGTTGAGAACCTTGTAAAAGAGTTCCAATCAAAGCCGCCGGGAGACCCTCACCATACTTTGCAGGGGTTCGATCAGCTTAAGCAAGGAATTGGAAATCTGCGATATGAAGCTCGCGGAAATGCGCAAGCTGAGCGTGTCATCAACGAAGCTTACAATGCTGTGAAACAGTCGATTGTGAATGTCGATCCAAAATACGCAAAGCTGATGGATCAATATGGTGAAGCTTCTCAAAAGCTAAACGATATGCATAAGACCCTGTTGGGTGGCGGCTCGACCGACACTCGAATTAACAAAATCCTGAAAAGCTATAAAACCGGTGACAAAGGGAACCTGTTGCAGGATTTGGCTGGTCGAGATCCAAACCTGATGTATGCGATTGCCGGGCACGATCTCAAACCTTGGTTCCCCGGCGGGTTGCGCGGAACTTTGACATCGGTGGGCCTCGGCGGGCTTTCATATGCTGGGTTTGGCGCTCTCTCTCCTGCGCATCTTCTGCATGGTGCTCTCATCTCCCCCAAAATATCCGGGGGGCTCAGCTACGGCCTTGGGCGGGCCGGTGCGTTGCCGGAGCGCACTTACAGGGCCACCCAGCCCGCCGTAGAGGCTGCTAGGCAGGCGGGGCGCGCTGAAGAGGTGCTACCCCCGCCCGCACAGGCTAGAGGCGGTCGTATAAGCCGCGCTACCGGCGGTCGCGCTGGTGGGGTAACCACTGCTGACATGCTGATAGCCGCTGCTGAGCGCGCCAAGAAGAATGACGGCAAGGTTACGGAATCGCTACTCGCCCAGCCAGACGAAGCGATCACTCGCGCTCTGGCTATCGCTAACAAGCACATCTGAGGGTTGACCGATGGCCTCTTCATACACAACGAACAAGTATCTTGAGAAGCCTGCAAACGGCGACTACGTCGATACTTGGAACGTCCCCGTCAATCTCGACATGAATATCATCGATTCCGCTTTCGGTGGCAGGATCAGCTATAATGCAACGGCGGGATCTCAGACGCTCACATCCGGCGTCAGCGACACATATAGCTACATCCCGCTCATCATCTCGATCACGGGTGCGATCTCAGCGAGCGTGACTTACACCATCCCTTCGAACATCGGCGGTAATTGGGTGATCCGCAATTCAACGACGGATTCATCGGGTGGCCCGTGGACCGTCACGATTGCTTCTGCCGGTGGCGGGACAAGTGTGGTTCTCGACCGCAACGTGAACTTTCTGGTGTTCTCGGATGGGACGAATATTCGTTCCGTGGGTGCAGCCGTCCCCGGCAGTACGACACAGCTTATCTTCAACAGCAGCGGCCTGTTCGGCGCGTCTTCCGGCATGACATGGAATGGCACTACGCTGACCGCCAATGCCCTTGCATCGACGACTACCGTTGCGGCCACAACCAACATCACCGCTGGCGGGACGATCACTGCTACCGGCAACATCACCGCCTTTTCGGATCGCAGCTTGAAGCGCGACATCCAGACTATCGAGCATGCGCTTGAACTTGTTGGGAAGATGCGCGGCGTGACGTTCGAGATGATCAACACCGGGCAGCTAGGCATTGGTGTCGTTGCGCAGGAAATGCAGGAGGTTGTCCCGCAGGTTGTGCAGGATAACAACGGCATCCTGTCGGTTGCCTATGGCAATCTGGTTGGCGTCCTGATCGAGGCCGTTAAAGAGTTGAAGGATCGCATCGAGGCTTTGGAGAGCAAATAATGACACTCCCCACTGGCGCTATCAGCTTTTCAGACATCAATACCGAACTTGGTTTGCAGTCCACGGCATCCCTGACGCTGGATGCTAATTTGGTGCGCTTGGTGGCCTCTGTGGGTGGCACTGGCGTCCAAACAACATCGGGGACGCCCATCGCTCTAAATCAGCTTCAGGGCCACGCCTACGGAAAGTACCAGAACAACACAACCGTCTCCAACGTCAACCTTGTATCCATATTGACTGCTGCGGGGCACTATGCTGCTGGCAAAACATATGGCGCTATTGTTCTTGGCGGCAGTTCAGTGATCGGCTCCTCTAGCACCGGCACATATGGGCTAACCATTCAGGCGACAAGTGGCGACCTATTCGCTGTTCAAAATGCTGGTTACATCGTTGGAGCAGGAGGCGTTGGTGGCGCGGGCGGCAGTTCATATCAAGGCGGATTCAACGGCGGTGTTGGCGGCCCCGCACTTTATGCTCAAAGCACTGGCTCTGCATTTCTTCAATTTCAAAATTCCGGTGTAATTGGCGGCGGTGGCGGCGGCGGCGCAGGCGGCGCGTATGCTCAAGACACTCAAAACCAGCGCGTCCCTCTTCAGGGCGGCGGTGGCGGTGGAGGGGCCGGATATGTTGCCGGTGCGGGCGGTGGTGGTTATGGCGGCGGCGGTTCCGCTGGGACTACCACAACCGGTGGCGGAGGTGGCGGTGGCGGGGGCCAAGTTGCACAAGGTGGTGGTTCCGGCGGGAACCTTGGACAAGCAGGCCAAGGTCTTGGCTACAACGGATATGCTTCTCCGGGTTCCCCCGGTGCCGCTGGATATGCAGTGGTTGGAACTAATTGGTTTGTTGGCGGTGTAACGGGCACAGTGTATGGTTCGACCACAACTAGCTAACTGAGGGGATAGCTATGCAATGGTTCGAGGATGTCCTCACTGAGGACGATTACGCTTATGTTGTCGCTAAAACTTTGCACGGCAACGAATGGAAATTCAGCGGGTTCAGCAAACTTAGCCCAAACCCAGTACAGTTTTGGTACATGGATCTTTTCAGCGATCCATTTTTCCATGAAAAGTTTTTGCCCAAAATTGAAGAGCTAACCGGCAAAAAATTTGAGGTCGAGCGCGTCTATGCAAATGGACAAACGCATGGTCTCCCCGGTGATGCTCATAGGGATGTGGAAGACGACACATACACACCGGAACTCTACAAGACCTTCGTCTTCTATGTGAATCCGATATGGGATGTGCGGTGGGGAGGACAGACAGTTATTTTTGAAGATGGTCAAACTAACAGCGCTTATCCCAAGCGCAATTGTGCTTGCATATTCGATAGCGTTCTCTTCCACTTTGGTGCAGACCCTTCGCGTTTCTGCACAGATCTGCGCGTCACAGTTGCCTTCAAATTGAAGGAGATCTTGTGATGGAAATCCTTGAGACGACGCACCCTTACTATCTTCTTGTGCGCGACTTCTACACGCTCGATGAGCGGGCTCTGATCTGGCAAGAGCTAGATTTCTTGACGCACAAGCACAAGCTGCAACCGCCGCAAGGGACGGGGCAGCTAAACCCCATGATGAAAAAGAACCGGGGCGTCTTTCTCGACAGCGTCTACGCTGATCGTTCGATGTCCAATATCTTGAAGGTGAATCGGAAGATCTTCTCCGCACCCGTGTTCAAAGCTTTTGCCGACCTCCACCCGCTCACCAAATGCATCAACGCCGTGAACGCGGACACCACTCTGCTGAGCTATTACGAGACCACAGACCACTACAAGCCCCATTCGGATACCGCAGTCATCACGGCGCTCTCTTGGCACTTCAGGCAACCCCGCTACTTCGAGGGAGGGGATCTAGTGTTCTCCGATCTCGACGAGACAATCCCTGTAGAAAACAACATGCTGCTCATTTTCCCGTCTTGCCTTCGTCATAGCGTTACGCAAGTTAAAATGAAGGATGGCGTCGAGCCGTGGAAGGGATTCGGGCGCTACTGCTTGAGCAGCTTTATGAGCATAAAATAAAGACCCCGGCCTGAATGAACGGGCCGGGGCAAGTCAGCGTTTCGAACAATCACCGAAGGGGTTGGGCTGCCAGACGACCAGACGCATTGTCCCGTCGCATGTAAGCCAAAGACCATTCTTTGACGCCTTAGTTTGTCACGATGGGGGGCTATGTCAACGATTGGCGGGGCCGCTGTCCACCAATGGTTTTTTTATTTTCGGGGGAAGGTAACATAGAGCCCCGTGGGATTTGCAGTATGAGCCCCTAGTCTTTTCCTGCCCGCAGTACCGCGTAGACAAAGCAGAAACCGGACTGATGATATAGCGGCACGAATTGTACCTTAGTTCATCAAGGCGGATTCCGCTTGATCTGACCCGCTTTGGTATATCCCAAGCGGATACCCCCCCCTCGGCCATTGCTGCTCCTTAGCCTTCTTGGGGCGCTGTCTCTGAACGGGTTGCGGAGAACTGTGCAGCCATCTTCGAGAACTCACTATCGATGATGTTCTCTGCTGATGTCCCGCTCTCTATCAGTTCCCCCGCAAATGCAAGATAGTTGACCCCATCAACATAGTGATCGGGGTTCTTGCGATCCGCATCGAGCCTCGAAAGTTTTACCGCATGCAGAACAAGCGCAATATCATGCGCGCTCAATTGGATGCCGGTGATCATCGTTGCTATATGCGCTACACGCTCCATCCCAGCCCTCATATCCCCGTATTTCGGATTCCGGTCGTTAAAGACGCGGGCCGCTTCGTGCATGATGTCTCTGTATTCCATGATCTTTTTCCTCACTCAAAGAAGGGTTTAATTTTGCCAATCATCTGGCAGTTCAGGATAACCTCTCCGCGATCTTCGATATATTTTGTGCCATCGAATTTCGTTTTTGCGGTGAACTCACGGGCTACTATGAAATCGTTTTCATGGAGCATCTTGAGAAGCTCCTTCAAGCTTTGCACCTCCATCATTGCGTAGACGTTTTGAAACGGGAACACCTTGGCGATGTCGTCATCTTCGGCATTTGCTTTTTGTGCGTAGTCTGGTCTGTTCCTAATTTTGTGGCTTCTAGGAAGCGTCATTGTAAAAACTACATTCATGGTTCTCTCCTCACTATGGTCCCATCCATCTTGCGTTTGAATTTAGAGTTGCGCCCCAACGGCATTGGAGACCGGCTCTTTGTTGCGCCCACATGCTTTTGGTGGATGCGTTTAACTTTAGCGATCAAGGGCATATCCACAGTGCTAGTGTGAGTCCGATGACACTTCCGATGAGCAACCAGCCAATTGCTTGCATCGTCTCTCCCACCGGCTTCAAGAGGTATTTCATGACTGACATCCCAATCT